TAAAATAGTAAGAAATGGCGCAGAGGTCACGATGACCATTGAAATGGCTGATTATTACGATTACACGAATAAAGGTGTAAGAGGTATTAAAAGTTCAAAGAATGCTCCGGGTAGTCCTTATAGGTTCAGGAATCTAAATATGAGCGATGAGGGCAGAATGTCAATAACAAGATGGGTACAGAGTGGTAAAGCTAAAACTGCAAAATTTGGAAAGAAAACATACGGAGCGCAGGAAAAGAAACAAATAAGTATTGAAGATAGGGTGAATACGATTATTGAGAATATTAAAAAATATGGTATTAAAAAACGCAGTTGGTTTGATGATGCAGCAAAGGAAGTATTTGGCAATTTCTCGGAAGTAATGGCAGAACAAATCGGCAGACAAATATCAGTAACAATAAAATTATGATAACGAATTTAATAAGTCCATCGGGTGAGCCGTCAATACAGGATAACTTGTGGCACATAGCAACTTCAGATAATTCAGGCAGTACGGATATGAAGTTTGTATTTGATGTTTATAAAGGTGCGGAACAATTAGTAAGGGTTAAGGTGTTCCCAGACCCTACCAACGGAAAAGGATATTTTGATGCTTCGCCAATAGTAAAGAATGAAATCAGCTTTGGTTGGTTTGTACCTAACGCTACTGGTGTACAATTGGCAAATCCAAGCGAATCGGGTGAGGTTGCTTTGACTTATTCAATCAGAGTTGGTGAGGATGTGAGTGCAGTTACTACAACCAATTTGTCAAGTGGTGATGTTAAGGCATTTAATTATACTCCTACACTATTTAAGCGTAGGCAAGCCACATATGCTCAATATGTCAATAAATGGCTATCAAACAGGCCTTTGTATGCTAATTTGACTTTGACTGAAAGATTGATGATAGGTGCGAGAAGTGGCGGTGAAATGTTTATAGAAACTTACAACTATTCAAATATTTTGGTATTTACTGATGAAATGGGTGTACTTGGAGATAAAATAACACAATACGATATAGGACCGGCATCAATAAATGAATCATACGGGAGCAATATAATAACATCAGCTACGAAATATTATAATGTTTATTTTGATTTTAATAACACACAAAAGTTTAGAGTTAATTTAGATTGCTCGCCTATTTACACTCCTATTAATCTTCATTTTATGAATGCGTTGGGAATGTTTGATACTGCGAGATTCAAACTGGCTTCAAAACTAACAATGGATTTAGAGCGTAAGTCATTTGAGAAAGCGGATTACAGATTCGGAAGTTCAGCGGTTACCTATTACGACAACAACAACGTATATCATGAAACAAAGATTAACTATGGCAGTAAGGCAATGTGGTCTTACAATCTTACTATGGACTATCCGACTGATGCGGAGTATCAATGGCTTGCTGAACTCATTATGAGTCCGCTGATATACATGGAATTGGATGGCAACTATTATCCGGTGACTATTAAGGACACTAATTATGAGTACTCAACTTACAACACGAACAAGTTAAGAGTATTGAATATAAACATTGATGTTAATCAAAAACGCTACAGCTACAGAAGATGATAAGATTATTTATTGAAGGTCAGGAATTGGATGTTAATTATGAGTTTACTCATCAGATAACTTATGCGGTTGATGATATTCAGAACATAGATAGCAAAGCGACTGCGTTTAGCAAGACAATCATTCTACCGGGTACTTCAAATAATAATAAGTTACTTGGAAACATCTTTGATTTTGGAAATTCAAATTTTACTCAGGATGGTGCGCCGAATGTGGGTTATAACTTCAATGCTTCAAAGTCGGCAAAAGTATTGGTTGAGATTAACGGACTGATAATTTTAAAGGGTGCTTTGAGGTTATTAGAGATAGTTGTTGATGGGGTTAATATAGATTATGAGGTGGCTTTGTTTGGTGAGTTAGGCGGATTTGTTTCCAAATTAGGAAACAAAAAACTTCAAGATTTAGATTTTAGTGCTTATAATCACGTTTATAATGCAACGAATATTATTAATAGTTGGAATACTGTAAATGGTAGTGGGTATTTTTATCCATTGATTGATTATGGGAGAGTAAGTTATCAAAAGCAAAGTTTTTTTTATAAAGCATTTAGACCTGCTGTGTATGTTAAAGAATGCATTGAAAAAATTATAAGCGAAGCTGGGTTTAGTTATACAAGCAATTTCTTTAATACAAATTTCTTTGAGAGATTAATTGTTCCGAATAATGATAAGGATTTTTTAAAAAAGGACACTACAAACTATGTAGAGGGTAATAATAATGCAACAGATACTTATTCAAATTCCGGTGGTAGTGATAAAACATTTATTCAAATATTTCAAAATACTGTATTAAATTCATTTACAACTTCAGGTATAAATGGGGCTTATGTTTATACGGGAACAGGCACAAGCGTTAAAATAACATCATTAATCAAGTATGACAATACTCAATTTAATAGTCCTGTAAGAATTAATATTATTAAAAAAAGCGGAGCAGTTACAAGCACTTTAGCAACTACAACTCCAAATCCTGATGTTACTGGAGAATTAACTATTAGTGCTATTACTGAAATATTGACTAATGATGAGCTTTATATTCAGATATTTATTCGTGACCCGAGAGGAGCAGGTACAACAGTATTTAAAGTTTTAGCTGATTCTACAATATTGATAAGTAAAGAACCGGCAGGATGGATTGAATATAATTTGGGTAATACAATAAACATCAAAAACGCTTTACCTTATAACATACTTCAAAAAGATTTCTTTACTTCTATACTAAAGATGTTTAACCTAATGGTTACAGAGGATAAGTATAAGGATAATCATCTTATAATAGAGCCATGGGTTGACTTTTACAATCTTAATAGTTCAACTTATATTGATTGGTCTGATAAAATGGATAGGTCGGAAGCTATAAGAATCAAACCGATGTCAGAAATCAATGCTCGGTTTTATGATTTTAAGTACAAATCAGATTCTGATTATTATAATGAACTTTATAAAAAAAGATTTAATGAGGGTTATGGCGACAGAAAGTTTGATAATCAATTGGATTTCGCAAAAGAAACAGCCACAAATGAAGTGATATTTTCTTCAACTCCTTTAGTTAATTATCCTTTAGTTAATTTTGGTGATAAAATATATCCTACTATTTTTAAATGGGATGGAACAGTAACTACTAATGAAGAACAAATAGGAAGCAATATTAGAATAATGCAAGCCAAAAAAATAACTGGTGTTATTGCATGGGATATTTTAGATGGACCAGATGAGGATAATGACACTCCTATAAGCGGAGGAAGTGGTTTAACTTCTTATGGATTTGCAGGACACTTGGACGACCCGGATGCCCCGAATGTAGATTTAAACTTTGGTGCTACGCAACAGTTATTTTTTACGTTAGCAACGGGAGCATTGAGTAATAATATGTTCAACGCTTATTATTCACCTTACATGGCTGAGATAACCGATAAAGATTCAAGATTATTAACTGCTAAATTTAAGCTAACAGAAAAGGATATTTTTAATCTTGATTTCGGGAAGTTTATTTGGATTGATGGTGTTCTATACAGATTGATTAAGATTTATGATTATAGCGAAGGTGAACTTTGTAAAGTAGATTTATTAAGAGTAATTTATACAACATATTAACATGGCAACACAAGTAGCATTTGAGTTAACGGCAAATGGCAGTCAGGCAGAAGGTAGTGTAAAGAGTTTAAAAGCTCAATTAAGAGAAGCACAAAATGATGTGCAGGCATTAAGTGATAAGTTTGGTGCTACATCAGAGCAAGCAGTAGCAGCAGCAAGGCGTGCAGCGGAGTTAAAAGATGCTATTGGTGATGCTAAAGCGTTAACAGATGCGTTTAATCCGGATAGGAAGTTTCAGGCATTCAGCGGAGCGATACAAGGCGTTGTTGGTGGGTTTGCTGCTTTACAAGGTGCGCAGGCTTTATTTGGTAGCGAGAGTGAAGAACTTGAAAAAGTGCTTGTAAAAGTACAAGCAGCTATGGCTTTAAGTCAGGGCATTAATAGCATAATGGAAGCTAAAGATGCTTTTAATATTTTAGGTACTGTTATCAAAACAAATGTTGTTGGTGCGTTTAGTTCAATGAAAGCAGCGATAGCTTCAACTGGTATTGGACTTTTAATTATTGGCATAGGTTTATTAGTTGAGAAATTTATGTCTATGAGTGATGCTGCCGAAGAAGCTGCAAAGTCACAGGAGAAATTAAATGAATCTACAAAGAAATTTGCAGACATAGGATTGAAAGCAAATTTGGCTGCTTTAGAAAGAGAAGAAAAACTATTAATATCAAGAGCAAGATTAGCAGGTAAAAGCGAAGATGAAATATTTAAAATTCAGCAAGATTACAGAAAAAAGAAATTAGAAGTACAAACAGGATATTACAATGAAATTAAAAACGTAGATGCTAACGCTGCTGCCGATGCTTTAAATACTATTAAAAATGGAATTGTTGAAGGTCAAGTTGCTGAATTAGATAACCAAACAAAACTTAAAAAGATACGTAGTGATGCTGCAAGAGAAAGGTCTCAAAAAAATAAAGAAAATGCAGATAAACAAAAGCAAGAAACACAACAAGCGAATGATGAGCAAAATAAACTACAAAAACAACTTCAAGATGAGATAACACTTTCTTTAATTTCAAATGAGAGAGATAGAGCAGCGACTAAATTAGAAATGGATTTAGAGAATTCCAAAAAAGATATTGAAAATGGCAAAGCAACAACAAAAGAAAAAAATGAATCCATAGCTTTATTAGAGCAGCAATACATGGTTAATCTTCGTGCCATGCAGGATAAATGGGCTGAAGAAGATATTGCAAAGATTCAAGAAAATGCGACTAAACAAGCTGAAAAAAATAATGAAAAAAGAAAATTAGATTACGAAAATAAACAAAAAGAACTTGCAGACCAAAAGGCATATAATGAAGCAGTTTTACAAGCAGAACAAGAACTGCAAGATGCTAAATTTGGTATAGTTGAGGGTGGTATTTCTGCTTTACAAACATTAGCACAAGGAAATGAAAAGCTATCAAATATTTTATTTGCAGTTGAAAAAGCTGCTGCTATTGCAAAGATTGTTGTAAATACACAAAATGAAATAGCTGAATATTATGCTAATCCAACATGGTCGTTAATGCCGGATGGTGGTCTTGCTTTAAAAACTGCAGCATCTTTAAAGGCAAAAATAAGAGCAGGTATATCAATAGGTACTATTTTAGCGACAACAATAGCAAAATATAAACAAGGCGGTGGTGGAAACGTACCAACTCCACCTATTTCTCAAATAGGAATGAACGCTCCATTAACTCCACAAGTTCAAACAACTAATTTAAATCAAGGGCAAATAAATCAATTAGCATCCGCAACCAGTAGGGCATTTGTTTTAGAGTCCGATGTTTCAGGAAGTCAGGAAAGAATACAAAGATTAAACAGAGCAGCACGTATTAACTAAAAAAATAAATATTATGTTACCAATTTACGAATTAAAAATCAATGAATCTTTAAAGGATGATAGCGAGGTATCTTACATAGCACTCGTAGATGAACCGGCTATTCAAAAGGACTTTTTAATGTTCAGAAATGAATTTATAGAACCGAGCAAAGGTGAGAATGAAGATGACTTTATTCCACGTTGCATATCGTATGTAGTTAGCGAAGGCAAAGACCAAGACCAAGCCGCTGCTATTTGCTATTCAATATGGGATAACCACTTTTCTAAATTTGCTGAATCGTACAATGACTATCCAAAAGAAGCAAGCGAAAATGCAAAGATTGCTTTAAGATGGGCAGAGGAAAATGGATGGGGTGAATGTGGCACTCCGGTAGGAAAAATAAGAGCAAACCAATTAGCAAATGGTGAAGGCATCAGCCGTGAAACCATTGCACGTATGGCAGCATTTGAAAGGCATAGACAAAACTCTCAAAAAGAATTAGGAGATGGATGTGGACGTTTGATGTGGTTAGCATGGGGTGGTGATGCCGGTGTAGAATGGGCGCAAAGGAAACTTGAGCAGATTGATAAAGAATCAAACACTAATTTAAGCACGACCTCAAAACCTAATTTAAGCGCAAGTTTTCAAATAGTAAATGAAGAACAGAGAATCGTATCGGGCCCGCTTATGGTGGCTGACCAGTTAATCTATCGTAACAATGATAAGATGGGTGAGCATTATGTAAAGTTTAGTGCTGAAACCATTAAGCAAATAGCCATTAAATTCTCAAAAAAGAAATATCAAATGAATGTCAATCTGATGCACGACCCAAAAATGCAGGTTGAAGGGGTAACGATGTTTGAATCTTTTATAGTGGATAAGAAAAGAGGAATATTACCAATGGAGCAATTTAAAGATGTTGCAGATGGTAGTTGGTTTGGTAGTTTCTATGTTGAGAATCCCGACGTATGGAAACAAGTTAAAGAGGGTAATTTAAGAGGGTTTTCAGTTGAAGGTTTATTCCAATACGATGAGCCAACTACACCTGAAGAACAGGCGCTCAAAAAAATATCTGCACTCTTAAATGAACTAATTGACTAAATCTGACATATTATAATATACAAACTTATGCAAGCTAAAGAAATCATTGAAAAATTGAAGTTGACTTTTAACGAATTAGTTGGTCAACCTGCTCCAGTTGCTTTGATGGATGCAACTTTGGAAGATGGAACGCCTGTAAAGATAACTGAATTAACAGTAGGTGGAATCGTAACAATCAACGATGTACCTGCTCCAGTTGGCGAACACAAATTGAGCGACGGAACTAAAATTTATGTAGGAGAAAATGGTGCAATAACTGAAATTGAAGCACCTGAACAAGCTCCGGTAGCACCTGCTGCTGAAGATATGGGAGCTAAATTCTCTGCTTTTGAATCAGTAACAAACGAAAAGTTTTCAAGTTACGAAGCTAAATTCGCTTCTTACGAAACACGTTTCGCTGATTACGAAGTGAAATTATCTAAAGCAACAACTATCATAGAGGGGTTGATTAATCTTACAAAAGAATTGAGCGAGGCACCTACTGGAATGGTAGACCCTGCTGCTCAAGTGGTTAACAACTTCAAAGAAGAAAAGAAAAAATCATACGACATTTTATTCAATTAAATTTTAAAAATAAACAATCATGGCATTAGCATTTTCAGGTTTATCTACTTATACTAAACAATTAGTAAAACCTCTTTTAACATCTGCGGTTTTTGATGCAAAAACTCAGCAATTAATTAAGGATGGCGGTATCGTTATTCCTAACGCTAAATCTGCAGTAGCAATTCCTTTAATGGATACCGATGCAGTATTTGGTACTCAGTCATGTTCTTTTGACCCTTCAGGAACCACAACTTTTAGCCAACGTACGGTTACTGTAGGTAAAATTAAAGTTGAAGAACGCATATGTCCTAAGGACCTTGAAGCGTACTTTACGCAAGAGGCACTCAAGGCTGGTAGCACTTACGAAGATTTCGGCAACGCTGACTTTCAAGCTGCTTTCTTAGCAAAGAAAAATACACGTATCGCTGCTCAATTAGAAACTGCTCTATGGCAGGGTGATACTGGTTCTGCAACTGCAAACCTTAACAAATTTGATGGTCTTATCAAATTGATTGATGCAGGTTCTCCAGTACTTGCTAATACTTCAGGTTTTGTAAGTGGTGGTGTTGTAACAACTGTTTCTGCTTCAAATGTAATCGCTGCTACTGAAGGTGTTTACAAAGCTATCCCGGTTTCAATAATCAACAAAGGAGATGTTAAAATTTTCGTAGGTAATGACTGGTATCGTTTGTTGATTTTGGCTTACAGAGAGAAAAATATGTTCTCTTACAATCCACAAGACACTAACGCTCAATCATTCATCCTTCCTGCTACAAACATTGAAGTAGTTGCGGTTAATGGTTTGAACGGAACTGGTGATGCTTACGCTATCTCTCTTTCAAATATTGCTTTGGCAGTTGATTTGGTAGACGAAGAAAACTCATACAAAATGTGGTACAGCGAAGATAATAACGATGTACGTTACAGAGTAGAGTTCAAAATGGGTGTGAACGTAGCGTTCCCAACTGAAGCGGTTGCTTTCAAAGCTCTTATCTAATTAATCGGGGCGGTAGTTTAAATACTGCCGCTCTTTACTTATTATAAAAAATTAAAATATAATACCATGCCATGTGCACTTTCAGCGGGATATAGTATAGACTGTAGGGAATCTGTTGGGGGAATAGAGGTCATTTACGTTATTGAAAACTCTGCTCTTTACGATGCTTCAGGTAACACTCGTGTTATTCAAACTTCTGGTACTGTAACTGCTCTTACTAAAAATAGCGGTAAAAGATTTTATAAAATAGAAGTACCACGTCAAACTGCGGTTGCTTCTACAAACTTAACTGGTAGCCAAGAGAACGGAACTATATTCTATACTCACCAAGTTATGTTTCCTATAAATAGCAGAACTGCTACTGTAAGAAACCTTATCAGCACTTTAGCTCAAGCACGTTTAACGATTTGTACTAAAGAAATGGATGGAACTTTCCGTTTGTATGGTGCTTCATTTGGTTTGTTTTTAGATACTGCTGAATCAGGAAGCGGAACTGCTGCCGGAGATAGAAATGGTGCGATGCTGACTTTGACATCAGTTGAGCGTGAAGATTTCCTTGTAGTACCGGCTAACATCGCTGCTACTTTGGAAACTGCAGGTTAATACTTTTTCATTGATTAAATTTATAGCCCTGCCCTATTGGGTGGGGTTTTTTTAATATGATAACACTAACTAAAGGACAAACACAAACGGTAAGGTTTACCGGCACAGAAAATGCGTTGCTGACTAATCCTTATTTTTTATTTGTGTTTACCCACAGAGTTACAAATGAAATAGTTAAATTTGTTGCAACGAATATCAGTACAACACAAAGGATTGATTCATTTAGTTTAGTGGTTAATACATATTTTGTAAATGGTGATAATGGATTTTGGAAATATGAGGTTTATGAACAATCTTCAGCAAGTGGAACTGATACCGCAGGCAAAAATAAAGTTGAAGAAGGTTACATGGTTTTATATCCAGCGACAGAGTTCACACCAACTAAATACACAAAACAAACTAACACATTTATAACTTATGGAAAATAATTATAAGCACATAGTTTTACAATTTGATACTGCTCAAAAACCTAAATTTGAGGAAAAGAAAGGTAAAGGTTATGTGGAGTTTGGTGCGGAAAATGATTATCCTGAATATTTACTTTCACTTTATAACGAGTCACCTAAACATGGAGCAATAGTCAAAGGAAAAAGCACATACATTTATGGAAAAGGATTTGAAGAAGCAGGACAAGCAAATAGTAGTGAATCATGGAATGAACTTTTAAGAAAATGCATATTAGATAATGAACTATACAGAGGTTACTATTTTCAGGTCATTTGGAACCGTTCTAAGCAAGTTTCTGAAATTTATCACTTAGAGTTCCACAAAGTAAGAGTATCAAAGGATTTGTCTAAATTCTACGTTAAAAACGATTGGAAAGATTTTAGAGAAAAGCCGAGATGTTATGATGCATTCAATGTTAATAACCCGGTAGGCAGTCAAATTTTCTACTATAAAGCATATAACCCAAGTTCAGATACGTATCCTTTGCCGAGTTATTTCCAAGGTCTGAATTACATTGAGTCAGATATTGAGGTTTCTCGGCATATTTTAGGTAACGCTAAACAAGGTTTTGTAGGTTCAAAACTTGTAAATCTTAACAACGGAGACCCAATAGGAGAGGAACATAAAGGCGAAGTTGAGCGCCAACTTTTAAAGAAGTTCACAGGTCACGATGGAAAGCGTGTTGTGATAATGTTCAATAAGTCAAAAGAGAATAGTGCTGACATTTTGGACTTGGGAGCGTCAATGCTTACCAAAGAAGATTTTACTAATGTCAATAATTTAATACAAGCAGAGGTATTTACTTCACATCAGATTACATCACCTATTCTTTTCGGAATCAAAGAAAGCGGACAATTAGGAGCGAGAAATGAAATTAGGGATGCCTATGAGATTTTCAATAATACATACGTAGCTAATCAACAACAGCAATTAGAAACTATTTTTACTAAATTCAGAAATCTTAAAGGCGAACAGGGTGAGTTTACAATTCAACCAGTTGAGCCGCTTAAATTTGAATTTGGCGAAGCAATTATAAGTGCTAACCTAACGCAAAATGAGATACGTGAGATATTAGGACGTGAGCCATTGGAAGCTAATCAGGTGACTGCAGATGGTGCTAAGGCGGTTACAGATACTAACCAACTGGAAGCACCTGCACAGATGAACGAAGCAATTAGGAATCTATCCGGCAGACAATATCAAAACGTAATGAGAATAGTTAGGCAGTTTGGAAACGGCAAACTAACTAAAGAGCAGGCATCTTTAATGTTAAAGAACGGATTTAATTTTACAGAAGATGACGTAAATACGTTCTTAGGAATAGATAATTCTCCACTAACAGACGATGAAATACAAAAATTTTCCACTAACGAAGATGAAAGACTGATTCAAGAGTTTTCTTTATGCGGTGAAAGTAGAGATATTTTTGAGATTTTACAAAGCAAATCAGCGAATGAGTTTGATTACTTTGCTGAACAAAAACAACTCAATCAGTTAGAAGCTAATATTTTAGATTTAATCAATAAGGATAAAAGAATAACTCCTGAGGTGTTGGCATCAACTCTAAAAATAGATGTTAAGGTTATTGAAGAAACTATAAAAGGATTAATTGAAAAGAAACTAATTAAAGCTAATATTTCAAAGATAGGAACTGACCAAATTATTGAGCGTGAGGTAATGAAACCACCTTCAGAGTTAGAAGGTAAAAACCCAAAGACCGATGAGATACTTATTAGGTATTCGTATGAAGGTCCAAAGGATTCAAGGAATAGATTATTCTGCGCTCAACTTTTAACTTTAAATAGATTATATTCTCGTAGTGATATTGAAACAATTAGCGAGCGTGTAGGATATTCTGTATGGGATAGGAGAGGCGGATGGTTGACTATGAGCGATGGTACACACAGACCATATTGCAGACACGAATGGAAAGTTAATTTAGTAAAAAGAAAACAATGAGTAAAAACATACTTTTCATAACCGAGAATCTTTTTAAAGAAAGAACAGGGGCCAGTAATGCTATTGATGGGAAACAGTTAAGACCTATGATTAAAGTAGCTGCCGACATCTACATTCAACCATCTTTAGGTTCAACTCTTTATAATAGGTTATTAGCCGGCATACAAGCTGACAATCTTAACAACGCAGAGAAAGGATTGATTGATGACTATATTACCGATACGTTGGTGTGGTACACTATGAGCATGCTTCCAATGGTTATGGGTTACCAACTTTTCTCAAAGGGATTTTTACAAAAGACAAGTGAAGAAAGTAATACACCTTCACGTGGAGATTTGGAGTTGTTAGAACAGAAGTATAAATCAATGGCAGAGTTTTATAATACTCGCATGATTCGTTATTTACAAGAAAATTACACTTTGTTTTACGAGTACTTAAATCAAACTTTGGCAGTAGATGTAATTTTCCCAATTACGAAAAGTTACACATCACCGATTTATTTGGGCGAAGGTTATACTGCTAATCCTACTTATGCCAATAGTTCAAGTTCAGTACCTTCATTGGTTACTGTTTACTATACTGCGGTTGGTGGTGAGACTTCATTCCTTGTGAATGATTTGATAGGCAGAGAAACTATCATAGCAGCAAGAGGTGGACTTACTAAAAAGATTGTAAAAACTACAACAAGCAACACACAAGAGATTCAGATTTTGGGTGGTAATATTTACCTACCTACTGGAGATGTTGCAATGGCAGGAGAATTATTCACATTCTTATATAAATAGTATGGGCAAAGGTTATACACCGGAGTACATTAAAAAAGTAAAAGAAAAGTTTAACAATGACCTACAATCAAGTAGTAAAGGAAATACAGACAAAGTTGGAAGCACATCCGTTAATAAAGACGGTAAAGTTCAATCCTCCAACAAACTGGTTAAATTGGGATGAGCAACCTGTATTCCCGGTAGCTTGCTTTGTAATCAATTCAGGTCAGTTGAATGCAGGTCGTGAGCAAGTGTTTAATATCCAAATGTGGTTTTTAGATAAGAGCGGATTAGAGGGTGAGTTTGAAACAGAGATAACAAGCGACCAACATTCAATAGCTGCGGATGTGATTAGTAATTTAAGAAAGCAAAGCAATTCCTATTTGATAGATACGAATATTAATTGGGATGCTATCAGCGAAAAATATGAAGATTATTTGAGCGGTGTTGGTTTAACTTTTAATTTAAATGCAATTTCTAAATTTGACGCATGCGATATAAGTTTATAATTCTATTTTTATTGATTGGGTTTGTTAGTAAGGCGCAGGTTTATCAAATCATGCCACAGTATGGATATACTACATTCAGGATGAATTTTGATTCTACGATTCAGATTCCAACTTTTTGTGGAGTACCGAGATTAGGAAGCAATGTAACTAAAAAGGGAGCGTTAGCGTTTGATTCCTGCAACAACCGATTTTACTTTTTCAATCCGAAATTGCAAGCTTGGGATACAATTAAGAGTGCAGATGCAAGTTTATTCGTTAAGTATTCCGATACGGCTCAAATGCTTTCGGCATATCTGCGAAAAGCGGACACAATATTTTTGAGTAATAGAATTGACCAACGTGTCAAATATACCGATAGTGCAGCCATGCTTTTACCTTATCTTAGAAAAATAGACACTACAAATAAATTTGTAAGTTCAGTAACTAAATTGAATGACTCAACTATACAAGTCATTAAAGGTACAACAACTTCAAATATCACAATTAGTTCGGTAACTTCAGCGACAAGATTAATAACAAGGGTTTGGAATAATACAGGAGCGACAATATTAAGAGGTAGCGTTGTGTATATTAGCGGCAGGCATTCAAGCAATTTACCTACCATTGCACTTGCAGAAGCTAACAATGAAGAAAATAGTTATAAAACATTTGCTTTAGTTGATGGGGATATAGCAGACAATTCAGCAGGCATTGTTATTCAAGCAGGTAATATCGGAAACTTAAATCTGCCGACTTCATCTTATGTAGATGGGGATATACTTTATTTGAGTCCAACTGTACCGGGTGGATATACAACTACAAAGCCATTAGCACCTTATCATATTTGTAAACTCGGAAGCGTGACAAGGGCGCATCCTACATTTGGGAGTATTGAGATTAAAATAGAGAACGGATGGCAATTAGATGAGTTGAGCGATGTATCAATACCAATAGTACCTGCTGATTCTGTTTTACTTCAGTTTAGCCGGGTTGATTCTTTATGGCATGATGTGAGTCCATTGGTAGCGATAGGAAATAGATATGTTAAGCCAAGTGATACAACAAATAAATGGATAACAAACGTATTTCGTAAGACTGCAAGTGATTCAGTATTCTTTGTAAGAGGGGGAACTAATAACTTTGCTTTTAGAGATTCAACGGGAGCGGCAGGATGGGGATTATTAGGTAATTCGGGAACAAGTGATGCAACAAACTTTTTAGGTACAACAGATAATCAGGATTTAGTATTTAGAAGAAATAATGTAATATCAGGAGTAATAGATAGTACAAATCAAAGTTTTGGGAATGGAGGTAGAACTACATTAGGATTTAGAACAACAGGAACGGGAACAAATACAACCGCATTTGGATTTAAAGCATTACAAAATGCTTCAGGTACAAGTAATACTGCAGTCGGAAATTTAGCAGGAGCGACTGTAGGTAGCGGTCAAAATAATACAATGGTAGGACAATCTGCAATGTCAAGTTTAACAAGTGGAGGATTTAATGTTGCAGTAGGTAGTGGTACATTACAATCTATCACAACTTTTGGTCTAAATACTGCTATTGGTTATGCTGCTTTGCAAAGTACACAACAGGATTTTAATATAGGAATAGGTGCTTATGCGGGATTTAATAATACAAACGTAGGAAATCAAATTTTTATTAATTCATTATTAAGAGCAAATTATTCTGCCGACCAAACACAAAGCCCTTTTTATGCACAACAAAACGCAACTGTTGCAAATCAAATTGTAACCTTAAATGGCAGAATAGGTATCAATACTATTTCCCCATCAGCAAGTGCAGGGTTAGAAGTTTCAAGTACAACACAAGGATTTTTACAACCACGCCTTACCACAACTCAAATGAATGCTATAAGCACTCCTGCAACAGGATTGAGTGTGTTTAATACTACGGATTCGGCAGTTTATATTCGCAGGGGTACGGGTGCAGGTTGGCAACAAGTCGCAAACGAAATATTCGCAACTGCATCTTTAAACTTTGCAAGTACAAACGCTCAAAATAGTTCAGATTTAACGATTACCTTAACAGGTGCGGTTGATGGTGATGCGGTTTCTTTGGGAGTTCCTAACGCTGCCGTAAATGCTAATTCATGTTATACGGCTTGGGTTAGCTCAAGTGGAGTCGTGACTGTACGTTTCAACAATTATTCAAGCGGTGCGATAGACCCTGCACAAGCCACATTTAAGGTGACGATAATTAAATAATAATGAAAAAACTTATCCTTTTATTCTCAATTCTTTTTAGCTTATCAGTTACTGCACAACAATACCCTATCGTATTAGAAATTCCCGATGTGATAGTTGATGGAACAGTATTAAAAAGAAAAGCATCTTTATTCACAATGACATACAATCTAACAAAGCAGTATGTAGCATTGAGTTGGGAGATTAGTTATTGGTCAGCAAATGTAGATTCTACTTACGGCGAAGAACTGACTTTCATACCTAAATACACTAAAGAGAATGTAGCAGATAACACAACAAAGGTAGATAGCAACGGAACGATAGTACTTCCCGATGCGGAAGGAAATTATCCTCCGGGTGTGATAGGTCAATTTGATTTCTTTAATAATATAGCGGAGAATGTGCCAGTTAAGGTTAATACAGTTATAAGACAATACGGGCAAGGAAGTAAATGGTAAGAGTATTTAAAACTAATTATGGTGAAACTGTTGTTGTTTTATATTGCAATTATTTTGTGTGTTGTGATTTTTCCGCTCGGTGTGTTAGTCAGGATGTTTTACCGAAATGTGGGAGAATACTTGTTTCGTATATTAATCTCAACTGACCAACTTGGAAATGTGGTGTGCGATAAGTTATTTGATTTGACATTAGTTAAAGGACATTATTTCGGAGATGAAGATGAGACGATAAGCAGCGCAATGGGTAGGGCTAAGCTGAATAATGATTTAACTTTTACAGGAAAATTATTAGATAGTTTTCTAAATTTATTAGATAATAATCACAGTATAAAAAGTATTGAGAAATGAAAAGAGCGATTAACATAACAGAATTATTTATAGCAAGCGTTTGTGTTATTGGTAGCGTTTTAGTATTTTGGAAAAATACAGATGTTAGATTAACTGCTTTGGAAATAAGAGTAGAGAAACAAGAGCAAAGTTCTGAAAAGATTATTCAAAAATTAGATGCAGTTCAACAAAGCATTAATGATATAAAAATAGCTTTGCAAAATAAAGAAGACCGTAATTAAAAACTCAAATATATGCAAGTTAAACATTGGTTTTACATTATGACTATTTTGGCGTTTACGTCATTCATTTCATTTCTTCAAATTGATTCCGCTTATGCAGATGAGCATAATATGAATGCTACATTTATGAATGTTGGAATTATTTCTGCGGTATTAGCTGCTTTAGCTTTATTCATGGCTTATCAATCACAAAAAAAATAAAGTATGACAAATTTAAAAACAACCTTGACTGGTGCATTATTAGCAATTATCGTAGCAGTTCAACCGATTATTGAAACTGGAGTTATCAACTGGAAGCAAATTGGATTAGCTGCCATAATTGGATTGTTTGGATTCTTAACAAAGGACTACAACAAGTAAAAAAAAGCCAGTATAGAAATACCGGCCGGAAAAGCTTAGTTTATGTATTTCACAAATATAAAGAATGAAGTACTTACTACCAATATTTTTATTAGTTTCCTGCTATACTACCGAGAAAGCAGAGCGACAAGTCAATCGTGCTTACATTGAGCATCAGGACATGTTGAGAGCGAAAACGAGGTGGTGGTGGCCATGCGTACCTGTAAAAGTTAAAAGTGATTCAACCAAATATGTGGCTTTTTTGAGTCATATTGATACATTATTGCAAGTGGACACAATTAGCGAAAAGTGTCCTGAAAGACAAGTTTTGATAAAATATAGGGAAATTTTAAAGCGACCGCCTGCTATCCATGATACTATCAAAATAAAGGACTCATCCGATGAGCCGATTATAGCCGATTTAACGGCTCAAAATTCAAAACTAAAGGATAGTATTGCTAAAGGTCAAAAGTGGATTATATCGCTCCTAATAGCGTTATGCGTATCAATTATACTTCACTTAATCCGTAAAAGATGAAAGCATCCAAAAATGCCATTGATTTAATTAAGAAATGGGAGGGGTTGTATTTGGAAAGTTACTTATGTCCTGCTAAAGTTCCGACTATTGGTTATGGAACGATTCGTTATCCTGATGGAAGCAAAGTAAAAATGGGCGAAAAAATAAGCATGAAAAGAGCTGAAGAATTATTAATACACGAAGTTGAAAAAATTGCTGCTCAAATTCCTGTACTTAATGTTAATCAAAACCAGTACGATGCGCTGGTTTCTTTTGTTTATAATTTAGGTATTGGTAATTTTTTGAGGTCTACTTTATATCGTAAATGTCAGGTTAATCCTTACGATTTGACTATAAGAGATGAGTTTTTTAAATGGACTAAAGCAAGGGTTAATGGAGAATTAAAAACACTTAAAGGACTTGTAAGACGCAGGACAGACGAATATAATCTTTATGCTCAAATCTAAAAAAGCAAGGGAGTACAGGGATAAATATCCTGACATGCCTACGCATCAGCTTGCAAAAATCATGTATAAGCATGAGAATCTGTTGTTTAAAGATTCGGAGGATTGCAGGACATCACTCAGATATATTGAGGGTAAAAAAGGAAATCTAAATAGAAAACATGTAACTAAAACTAAATACTTTATGAAAGAAGCAAGAACTATAAATCCATACAATTTACCCGAATCACATCAAGAAAAAAGAGAAACATTCAATCTGCCGATAGGATGCAATAACATTTTATTAATTTCTGACCTTCACATTCCATACCATGATATTGATGCTATCAGTATAGCAATGAAGTACGGAGTTGAAAATAAAGTAAACACTATCTTTATAAATGGTGATTTAATAGACAACCATAATACGTCAAAGTTTGAGTCGGACCCACGTAAAAGGTCGGTTAAGCAAGAATTTGATGCTACAAAACAATTTTTAGTATCATTACGTGCAACGTTTCCTGAAGCATCTATCTATTGGCTAAAAGGTAACCATTGTGTAAGATGGGAAAAATTCCTATTAATGAAAGCGAGAGAAATATGGGACGACCCTTATTTTCATTTAGAGGAAAGATTGAGATTGAATGAAGAAAAGGTTATTTTATTAGATGACGTAACTTTAGTAAAAGCAGGCAAATTGTCAATAACGCATGGCCATCATATCTTTAAAGGTATTTTTAGTCCGGTCAGTCCGGCAAGGGGTGCGTTTATGAAAGCAAAGCAAAGTATAATAGTTGGTCACTTACATAGAGCAAGCCATCACGTTGAGGTTGATTTAGATGGGAATAGTATTTCTTGTTGGTCTACTGGATGTTTATGCGAAAAGAAACCTAACTACTCACCATTAGTTAGTAATGCTCAGCATGGGTTCGCTCACATAGTTGTGGAAAAGTCAGGTAATTATATTGTTAAGAACTTTCAGATAATTGATGGGAAACTTTATTAAATTGCAGCATGAAAACACAAATAGAAAAACTATTGGAGTACGTTCCAACTTCAGAAAGGATTGCAATATTAGAAAGTTTATGTAAAAAATATAGGCGGTTAAATTCAATCAGATTGAACGCTAAACAAATGGGCAGAAAGGTTGATGATGAACGGCCCGATTTAATACAACTTAAAAATGGATGATTTAACAACATCTGAACAATCGGAAGAACTGGAGGATGCCGCAGTAGAACTCACAACTCGTGAGGATTATATCGGATGCGCTTATAACGCTATTAGTGCGGTTGAGGGATTAGATACAGGAATGATGAATAAGACAGACGCTTTGAGAGTCAAAAGAATATTAAAGAAATCACTTCGGATAATAGATGAATGCGTTACAGAGATGTACGATGAACTATTTGAAGATGATGAAGATGTGTAGTTTTTGTTTTTAGGTTTTGGTTGGCCGGGTATTTCTATACTCGGCTTTTTTTGTGCATGAATTTGATATATTTTTTATTTTAATAACTCAATAGAATTAATGGTTTCAAAGGACAGAAAAAAATATTTTAAGGTTTTTTTAAAAAAAGTTTCTAAAAAATATGTTTTTTAATTCAAAAAGATATATCTTTGACTTATCAAACAAAAAAAAACAAACTAAAACTTAAAAAAATGACTACTACAAAATCAATTCAAACATTAAAAACAAGATTAGCAACTGATTACAATATTGTTTTAACTGCTGAACTTTTAGAAATAAAAGGTAACTATGCAACAATTTTTTTTGAAGGTAAAGTAATCAGAAGAAAAATAAAAATAGGTTATGATGGCAGCAAATATATTTTGCCATGTGGTTCATACTCAATGTGTCCTTCTTTTGAAATCTAATTTAAAACCATAAAAACTACACAACATGAAAATTGAAATCGCATCACCTGAAGCAGTTTACATAACCATCGGTGATTTTACTTACTACATTGACAACTCAACTGGAGAGCATATCGTTGATGTAACAAACAATATTACTAACCAAACTACAATCTTAAACTAAAAAAAATCATGAAACAATCACACACAATTATCGCAATTATTATCTTAACCTTATTAATCTGCTTTGCAGACAACCTCTAAAACTAAAACAATGACAGACGCATTTTACAATCTTTATCAAATTTCATCAAAAAAAGTATTTGACTTTGCAGGTATAATTGGAGGATATAAAGGTCTTATTAATATAGCAATAAGAGAGATTGAATCCGAATATCCTTTATACACTAAAGAGCAATTAATTGAAAAATTAAAACTTCACAATGAAAAACTTGAGCAAGAGTTCCAAAAAGCAAACTCGCAAACTGTTAGCTGAAATACTTTACTCAGTCAATGATGAACAATTTTATCAAATCTTAAACCAAACAAAATGCAAAAATCAGAATCAATCACCAACATTGCAAAAGCACTCATCCTCTTTCAGGTCAAAATGGGAGAGGTTTACAAAGATGCTAAAAACCCTTTTTTTAAATCTTCTTACGCAACCCTGTCAACTATCCAAGAATCCATCAAAGAACCATTAATTGAATCCGGGTTAACTGTATGTCAGTTTCCTACTGGAGACCATGGATTAACTACTTTAATCCTTCACGAATCAGGTGAGTACCTACAATGTGAGTACACAATGACTCCAGTTAAGAATGACCCACAAGGCATCGGTAGTTGCCTGACGTATCAAAAAAGGTATGGATTGGTTTCCGCTTTAAATCTCAATGTCCAAGATTCAGATGATGATGGTAATTATGCTACTTACGGCAACAACAAACCTGAGGACAAGCCATGGTTAAATAAGGGCAAAGTATTTGACGCTGCGGTTACCAAACTAAAGTCAGGTGCTACAACCATAGAGAAAATAAAATCAGCTTATAAGTTGAGTAAAGAAATTGAAACCGAATTACTAAATACCTTAAACCAAACTAAATAACCATGTACCAATTACCATCACTCACCAACGGAATCAGCAAATCTCAACTCAAGATTATGGCTGATATGTCATTAAAAGAAATCTTTGATAACGGCAGAGCAATAGAAGCCGCTGAAGCACTATCCGTTATGGAGAACTTTATTAAAGAATTAAGAGCCAATAAACAATTTAGCGACTATGTCCGGGATGAAATTACAAAGAACGGAAAGCAGATAGAAACCCAATCGGCTAAATTAGAATTAGCAGAAACAGGAGTTAAATACAATTTTGATAATTGTGGGGATGCTTTATATCAGCAATTAGAACAACAATTACAATCTGTTGAAGCCGATTTAAAAGATAGAAAAGAGTTTTTAAAGACAGTTCCTGCGTCGGGTTTATCAGTCATTAACGAGCAAACTGGCGAAGTATGTATGATTTATCCGCCATCAAAACAATCTACATCAACCTATAAAATAACACTTAAGAAATGACAACCTTTGCAGTATTAAACAATAAGATTGTCAATTACATTGGACTTCGGGGAAACAATATAATGCGTTTCCCTGACTATCCTTTAAATACAAATCTGCACAAATTAAGAGAGTGCGTTATGTACGATGAAATTGAGCAATTAATTTTAAAAAACATTCATCCAACTATTAAATTTTGTAACCATTATGATTTGGAAATACTTAAACAAAGATATAATAGCAGTGAACTCATTGAGGGTTTTCGGAACGACTGGAACGAGAGTATCAGTTTTCGCAAATCACGGAGAACTTCTAACAGTTCAAGACCAAGACAATAACCAATTCATAGTAAAAAAAACCGACTTATCAGATGCGCCTATCCAAACAATTCAAGCCAAAGCCATGGCTAAAAAAACCAGAAGATGAGAAAAAAGTAATGGGATATTACTACGTTAAGAAAAAACATCTTACTGAAGCACAAACCAAAGTTGATAAACTAATAAAAAAATACCAATGATTAAAAAACTAAAACAAGCCAAAGACAAAGTAAAAGCACTTTTAATTAAGTCACCTGAATTAAGAGATAATGATAATAGATTAATTGCAACCTATTATTATCACGAATCAGAAAGCAACCTTTTAAAGATTACCGGACTGGATTTCCTGCATGAATTTGCAGAAGGTAAGTATACTAATCCGGAAACAATCCGCAGATGCAGACAAAGATTACAAGAGGAATGCCCTGAATTAAGGGGTAAGTTATGGGAAGAAAAACAACACGCAGGTGGTGAAGTAAGAAAGGAGGTGCATAGCTTATGATACAAAAATACTGCAACAAATGCCACACATCTATACCTGTTGAGTATTTAGATGAAATGACTCCCGATACGATTATTAAGAAGGTGAGCGAATACTTTGATATTTCAGTCGGTCAGATAATCAGTAAAAGAAGATTCTCCGAGAATGTTGAAGCCAGATGTATAATAAGTGATTTGCTTTATCATGGCTTAAATATCGGTTATAAGAGAATCGGTAACCTATTAGGCGGTAGAGACCATTCAACAGTCATTAACGCAGTTAAACGACTTGAGGGATTATGCTTTGATGAAAGGTATAGAGAAAAGTATTTAAAGTTTCACAAAGATATTTTCGGACATACGAGATACTTTGTTTATACTGAAGATTACTATATTAGACAGAAAGCATATCGGAGAAAAAAAGTTTTTGATTTGTAGAAAGTTTTGTATATTTGTAGAAAGGTTAGTAAATGAAGGACGAAGCATTTACTAATTTATTTAGAGAAATCTAAATATATTCCCGGTAGTTCGTCCCTACTGGGTTTTTTATTTTATGCCAATACAATTAGAAAAAAAATTTGAATGTTACAAAGATGGAACTTATTTGAAGCTTGATTTAGAAATAAACAATCATACTGATTTAGTTTATGTTAATTTATTTAACGACCATTCTGAAAGCATGTCAGTTGCATTAACACAATCTGATATTGAAGAATTAGTATTTGATTTAATAGAACTTAAAAACAAAATGAAACATGAGTTATATTAAATTAAATCGTTCTTTATTAGAAAGTTATTCATTTGCTAATCCTAATCATTTAAAAATATGGATATGGATGCTACTTAAAGCCAACTTTAAAAATGCTTTTGTGCCTATCAATATAGGGCGTGGATTTATTACCATTGAGGTAAAAAGAGGTCAGTTAATCTTTGGCAGATTTAAAGCTGAAGAAGAATTAAACATCAATGGAAATATAATTTATAGAACAATTAAACAATTTGAGGAATTAGGGCAAATAAAAATAGAAGTGAACAGCCATTTTTCGCTCATAACTATCTGTAAATATGATAGTTATCAAGGTCAATCAAATGAAAGTGAACAGGCAATGAACACCCTAAGAACAGGCAATGAACAACACGTGAACAACACACGAACAACACATGAACAACACGTGAACATATATAAAGAAGAATTAGAAGAAAAAGAAGAAATAGAAGAATTAATAATTAAAGGGAAAAAATTTATAAATTCTGATTTTCAAGATTTACCTGAACATTTTTATAAATCCATCATTGAACAAATGTTTATATTAAAACAAAAAAGAATTGATGAAGATACTATTTTTAAACTATGGGATGCCTTTAAACTTGAAAAACTTACCGGAGTGGTTCATTACAATTCAGAGGATGAAGTTTATAAACATTTCACCAACTGGATAAAAACACAGAAATTTATTGAAGGAGATAAAACAAATTCACAAAAACGAGAACAGTTAATGTATGATTACATCAAACGAAATTCAGAAAATCTTGGATTCTAAAAGAATAGGGCAATCAACTGCACCCGAAATGATGGCAACGCTTGTAAAGATTTACATGCTCATTGGACTTAGGCAGCAAAATTATCCAAGTGACGTAGAAACCAAAATGCTATGCAGTTATCTTTTATCTAACTATTCGCAAAAGACATTAGATGAACTTTATTTAGCTTTTGATTTAGCGGTTAAGGACCAGTTAGAATATGACTTAAAGGTTTACGATGCTTTTACGATACCTATTTTAAACGGAGTAATGGGTGCCTATAAGAAATGGATTTATAACGAATCTTTAAAAGTCCAAAAACCTGCTGAATTGCCACCTATATTACAAGTTACGCATGAAGAAAAGATTAAAGAATGTGACGAATGGGAACAGAAAAAAGACATTAAACTATCACTCATTCCGCTTTACCTTTATGACTGGTTTGAGTTAACTGGCCGGATAAGATTATCTGTAGAAGAAAAGAAAGTGATTTACAACAAAGCTGCAGAGTACCGATTGAGTCAGTTACAAAATGAAACCGAGTTAGACAGGACTAACAGGCATGAGTATAAATCTTTTAACCAGTTGCTGATTGATGGCATCCAAAACATCAAAGGAGTTGAGCAGGATAGGTTAAGAAACCTTGCAAAGAAAATAGCAGTATTTGAATACTTAAAAACCAAAAAATAATAACATGAAAATTAAACTACACTACGCACCATTGATTTTAAAAAAAGACATTGAATGTTTTGAATTTAAAAGTACAATTGAAGTTGATAGATTTATTTATAAAATGATTTATGATGGTCCATATATGCCAAATAAAGTAATTTTAATAAATATTGATAATGAAATTTTAATTACTGATAATATGCATTCAGACCCAATAATTGAAAACTTTGTTGAATTTATGTGTTATAATGATTATATGGATGAAGATGCAATACCATACATAAACATTTATTTACAAGAGTATTATTCATACGAAGAAGCTTATGAGGTTGCATTAAGTATGAAAGAAGAAAACCCGTTATGTTATAAAACAAATTTTAAATTATCAAAAAACTAAAACTATGAATATTGAAAAAATGATTGAGCCAAATGCAAATAAATTATTAATTACAGATGATGGTTGTTATGCAAAAATTTTAGATGCAGAATTAGATGTTATTGATTGTCTTTTTATAAATGATAATGCAGTTTACATAAATACAGAAAATTTTGAACATATTGTTTTGACACTTGATAATCTCAAAACATTGCAATCATTGATAAAAAAAGCTACAAAATATTATGAAAACAACCCTACCTAAATTAAAGAAGAAAGCACAGGATAAATTTAATGCGTGGATTAGGAATAGAGATAGAGATTTAGGTTGTATCAGTTGCGGTAATCCAATAGACCATGCAGGGCATTATTTTAGTTCCGGGCATTATTCAGCTTTGACAATGGATGAAATGAATGTACATGGGCAATGTTTAAGATGCAATAACTTTCTGCATGGTAATCTGATTAAATACAGGATGGGATTAATACAACGCTATGGTGAGGATTATGTTAACGAACTGGAGGGAAAATCAATTAACGCAGTTAAGAAATGGAGCAGGCAGGAATTAGAAGAAATTATTTTGAAATATAAACTTAAACCTTAAAACAAAATAACATGAAAATTAAAAGAAATTGGTTTGTAGATTGCAATCAATATGAAGGAATGATAAATGGAAGTCAATCAATTGTTAGAGAAGATAACAATAATAATGATGGAGAAAATGATGGCATTATGATTGTTGGAGTAAATCAAATAAATAATAATGCAAGAGGTGGTTTATCTGAAAAAGATGCAACATTAATTTCAGCTTGTCCTGATATGTATAATGCATTACAATATATTTTAAAACATGGATTAAATGAAAAATCTATTAATAAAGCTAAAAATGCTTTATTGAAAGCAGATTATTTTTAAATTATTTTGAGATATAAAATAAAATAATAACTTTATAAGGTGAAATGCAATCAGCTAATAGAAGATTTATACAACCATCCAAAAGTATCAACGCTATTGGCGAAGATTGAGCCAGCGGATTTACAGGATGACCTCCGGCAGGAATTGGCTTTAACACTTCTAAATTACGATTGCGACAAGCTAATAAAGATTCAGAATGAAGGTAGTTTAATAAACTTTACTTTAAAGACACTTTGGAATATTGGCACGTTCAACAGGTGCAATTTTAATAAGGTTTATAAAAAGAAAGATACGGAAATATACGATTATATCCGAAGTCAACAAGGGCAGGAGATACCCGTATCCGTAGCAATAAGGGCAAAGAAGATACTGGATGAAAAGTTGGACATTGACGCTAATAACGCTCATGAGTCAATTATCTTTAGGAAATATGTAGAGTTGAAAAGTTGCCAAAAGGTTGCTGACTATTTTAAGATACCACGACTTCATGTAATGCAGGTGGTAAACAAAACAAAAGCAGAACTTAAAACTAAACTCAATGGATAAAAAAACCTACATCGGAACTTGCATCGGAGTTATCTTAATAACTTCAGTCCTTATCAGATTAGAGATAGCCGAAACTTGGATGGCTTTAATATGGTCTGGTGCTTTATTTTTAGCAATGGTAAAACTACTTAAAAAATGAGATATTTTATACCAAAAGGATGGCACTTTTCCATCCCTAAATTCCCGATACTTTACACAAAGTCAGAGTTTAAATGGCAGGTTAAATTTAATAACACCTGCAAATACAAGATAGGTGCTGACCAAATGGACTGGAATAAGTTAGTCGGTATTTCCAACACACTCAATCCACGTAAAGAATCCATCCGATTTGTTTGGAGGTACGATTTAAGATTTGATATGTTTGAGATAGGAGTTTATAAGGAAACCAATAACAAATGGGAGGTTAAGACATTAACTTATGTACTTAAGGAAGCCAATTTAGAAATGAAGTTTACTTCAGATACAGTAGAACTTTATGGACATGATGCAAGAAATTTAAATCATGCCGTTATAATTTTAGCGTTCAAAAAATATAAATTAACTTTACGTACTAATCCTTATTTCGGTGGCAATGTACCTGCTCCGCATTGTATGAACTTAAATCTTACAGAATTATGATTCAGGTATTAGCAGCGTTTCTTTTTAGTTACTACTTTGTAAATGTGGCAATGATACCCAATGCTATAAAGAAAGGATTTAAAATGCAGAGGGGTGCGAGATTAAAGCCGTTAGATTGTGTAACGTGTTTAAGTGTATGGGTTGCTGCTATACTTTATTTTTGCCCTAATGTGATAAGTCAAATTTTGGCAACTTTATTCGGTGCAGGATTCTTAGGAAACAAAATAAAATAAAATAAATATGCAAATCAAAGGTAAAATTACACACATCCTGCCTATCCAGTCCGGCACATCAAAAAAAGGTGACTGGCAAAAAAGAGATATAGTTATTGAAACAGATGGCGAATATCCTAAAAATGTATGTGTAAGTATTTGGAATAAGCTTTTAGACATTAAACTTTCTGAAGGTCAAAGCATAACTGCTGATATTGACATCAACGCAAAAGAGTATAATACCAAATGGTATAACGAAGTAAAAGCATGGAAGATTGATGTTGACAAATCTGTCACAAATAATGAAAAAATTGTGACGAAAAAATCTACTAAAATTGCGACAAAAGAAATAGAAGAAGATTTACCTTTTTAATGCCTACTGCTACACTCACATACGACTTAGATGCTGAAAACAAAGATTTCAGACGTGCTGCAGATTCTCTACAAATATGCATTGCTTTGTGGGAAATAATCCACAGTAAGAAATCTTTGGAATGGGAACTGGAGTCAAGGGATGCCAAAACAATAGAATACGAACTATTAGATAGATTCTTTGAAAAGATACACGAAGTTTTAGATGATAATTGCGTGAACATAGATAACTACATAGAATGAGAATACTTGGACTATCTCAACCCGGTAGCGGATGCGGATTCCATAGAATAGTTTTACCATTGGGGTATATGGATGGGGTGACTGGTTACGTGACTAATCAACCCGACGCTGAGAAACTTGCTGAAGGATGGGATATTCTTTTTTATAATAGGTTATCTGTGTTTGACGAGGGATGGGATGAAGTCCGTAAACAAATGTCATCAAAGATTGTTATTGACATGGATGACGATTGGACGCTCCCACCGAATCACCTTAATTTCTTTGCTTACGAAGAACTAAAGCCACGAATTGAGAATAACATACGTGAGGCGGATATTGTGCTTTGCACTAACGAAAACTTGGCATCAAGAATATATCCGTTAAATAAAAACTGCCATATCGTACCAAATGCTTTACCTTATGGCTCACATCAATTTCAACCCGATAAAAGAGAAGATGAACGAATAAGAATCTTTTGGGCAGGTGGTGTGACTCACGAATGTGATATAAAGTTACTTGCGAATCCAGTTAAGAGGTTAAATGTTTTCTCGGATAAAATAAAAATGGTTTTGGCAGGTTATAATGATACCGACTGGAATACCAAACGGATATGGGATAACATGTTTAACGACTTTACCAACTCCCGTAAATTACCCTTTACTAAACTTCATTCTTTAGAAGTTCATAATTACATGCAGCTTTACGAATGGGCAGATATTATGTTGGTACCTTTAGAAAATAGCTGGTGGCATTCGTGTAAATCAAATCTTAAGCTATTAGAAGCAGCGACTAAATCTATTCCGGTTATTTGTTCACATGTTGCACCTTATTCATTGGATGCAGATGCTCCAGTATTATGGGTAAAATCACAAAAGGATTGGTTTATTCACATAAAAGATTTAATTTTAAATCCTAATAAACGATTAGATTATGGCGAGGCACTCAAAGAATGGGCAAACAGAAAGTACAACCTCTTTGAAGTTAACAAACGAAGAAAAGAATTGTTTGACAATCTTGTCAAAGCATAAGCACATTTATGACTTATACGAAAAGACAGAGCAGATTGTTAACTTTCATCATGAGATTCAAAACGAGTTATTAGAAGCGTATAGGTTAATTGACCCACATTATGGTTACAATCGTAGCTGCCCTGTATGTGTAGTTGAGTTTATGGTGACAATTTATAGGTGGTATAAATCACGAATATGAAAGAGTTTTTTTTAATATTTTTTATAACAATTATTGTTTCTGCGATATGGGGCATGTTAATCATAAAGCAGGATATTGATAACGATACCGAATTTCCATGATGTTTGATATACTCGGATATAACTTTGCGCATTGGAAAACTAACAATGGTATTTTAAACCTTGTACAAAATGGGTTTATACCTAATCATGTTATATTGCAGGATAAAAAGGATTTAAAGTTTAAGCAGTCAAAGTACAGGATTTCGCCAATATGCAAAGAATCCATCCATCCAAAAGATTTATGCAAGTTATTTGATTTGACAGTTTTTGTCAAAGACCATGATGACTGGGAGCCACGCAATCAATTTGCCATAATATTGGGGGCAAGGATATTAAGCAAGGGATTGATTGAAAGATATCCTAAAGGTATTTTAAATATACATCCGGGTATTCTGCCGGGCAACAGAGGGCTTGACAATCTTAAATGGTCAATTATAAACAATCTACCTATCGGAATAACTGCACATTGGATTGATGAAAAGATAGACATGGGCAGAATAATAAAAAAAGTTACTGTACCAATTTATCAGGATGATACGATTAGAGACGTATTTATACGAAGCAGACAAATGGAAATAGATTTGCTGATTGATGTAATGAAAGATTTAAACTTTGAAGGTGAGCCATGTGGATTTAGTAAAAAGTTTGATTGTGTGCCTGATGAATTAGATAACAACATTGAGCAGTATTGGATTGAATATAAAAAGAATAACATAAAATGAAAGTCGGCATAATATTTTTGGACTATTTAAGGCATGAGCATACTAAGCAAGCCCTTCACTCAATAGCGAATGCAGGTTACCAATTTGACTTATTTACCATTAATAGATTAGGAATAGCAGCAGCAATTAATGAGGGATTAGAGAAAACAAAGGACTATGATGCTATCGTGACATGTTCAAATGACATTGAAATGCCAGTTAATTGGTTGCAAAGAATGGTTGAAGTTGTTTCCAATATAGAAAATACTGGTATGTGTGGTATTCATTGTGTAGAAGGACAAGGCGAGTTGTCCCATATTAACGGACAACTTGTAAATAAAACCTTTACTGCTTTTGGTAACGTAATGATTCCACGCAAAGCGATTGATACGATAGGCATGTTTAATGAAGATTACGACCCGTATGGAATGCAGGATGCTGATTATGCCTACCGACTTAATGCAACAGGATTCACAAACTATTACATTGCCGGGTTAACATCAAACCATATCGGCCATGATGTAGGAGAGCAATCAGATTACAGAAAAATGAAAGATGAGGGGTTGGCCTTATCTGATGCTAAATGGGATAAATGGACTAAACATTATGACATAACTAAAAACTATTATCTGTGATACTCATTTGCGGTCAAATAGAAACCATTTCAACCCGAAAGGATAAAACCATTAAGCTAACAATAGGCAGTCAGGAATTAAGCCCTAATGAGCTTACAGACGTATTTAAACTTAATCAGCAACTTTGCTACATAGGAATTAAACCTGAACCTTTCACAAAGGATGAATCCGATACCATAGAAAGTTTAAAGACCGACTTTGAAAATGTAAAGACACCTGCACAAAGATTAAGAGCAATACTTTACAGGAACTTTGAACAAGACAATAAAGGATATAAAGATTTTACAACATATTATATCGGAGAGATGGACAGATTGTGTGAGCATTATAAAAATAAATTATCTGTGATATAACTGTGAATAAGAATAGTTTAAATAATCTTACTCCATTTAAAAAGGGATTTGACCCCAAGCGCAACTCTTCGGGTGCGCCACGTAAACTCATATCAAAAATATCGGAATTAGGTTACAACAATAGAGAGATAGCAGACACGCTGATGAACATAGCAGCACTGACAAAGGCAGAGATACAATCCATTACAGAGAATGAGGAATGCACTTTATTAGAGCGCATGGTGGCAAAGGCATTATTGAGAGATTATGAGAAAGGCAGTTTGTGGAATTTAGAAACAATAATCAGTCGTGCGGTTGGAAAACCTCGTGAAACTCAATCAATAGAAAGTACGGGAAAAATAGAAGTCGTATTTGTAGAAGGTAAAACAATTTTATAACTATGCCATATTTATATAGACATATTAGAATAGATAAAAATGAACCTTTTTATATTGGCATTGGTTCAGATTTAAAATTTAAAAGAGCAAAAGAAAAAACAAGAAGAAATAATCATTGGAATAATATAATAAAAAAAACAAATTTTTATACAGAAATTATTTTTGATAATTTAACTTGGGATGAAGCTTGCAAAAAAGAAATAGAATTTATTGAATTATATGGAAGAAAAGATTTAGGAAGTGGAAGTTTAGTTAATTTAACTGGAGGAGGTGAGGGTGCATATAAAACAAACCCTTCAATTGAAACACGAAAAAAATTATCGCAAAAAGCAAAAGGTAAAATTTATTCAGAAATAACTAAAAAAAAGATATCTGAAGGATTAAAAAAGTTTTATAAAATACACCAATTTCATCCAAATGCAAAAAAAGTTATTTGCACAAATACAAATAAAATTTATAATTCAATAAATGATGCTGGAATAGATAAAAATATAAATCCAAAAAATTTAAGAAGATATCTTGATGGTACTCATAAAAATAAAACTACACTCGTTTATTATACGCAATCAAATATAAATATACCGAAATCAGCGTAATTATATCAGATAAGGTATAAAAACTATACTCTAAAGGGTATAAATATACCGAAATCGGTGTAATTATATCCGATAAGGTATAATTTGCGAAAGGTGCTGAAAAACAATACTTTGTGCAAAGCATTATAATTTGTAACGTTTCGTAACATATTTATAGTATTATTTGTAACAGGTTTAGAACTGATAATGACTAATTATAAGACAGATTATAAATTGAAAGCGTTATAATTTGTAACGTGTTCACGTTTTCGTAAACAATCAAAATAAATGAACAAATTAGTACTAAGAGTAATGCTTACAGCAATAACTGAAATCATCATTGCAATTGGTGTAAGAGCAATTAAGAAAGCTGCAAATCCAGCTGCTATTTTTATTATTTGTGAATGCTCTTTATAAAATTCTTTGCTTTTGCTTAATGATTGGTCAAGCCAATTATTAAGCTCTTTCAACCCGCCATTGAAACCAAATATTCCAGCAAGAGCTTCACCAAATGATGCAGCATGAAGTTTTAATAAGACTATTGTATCACCAATTTGTTCATTGAATTGGGCATCCATTCTAGATAAAGCATCGCCATAACTTTCAGCTCTTTTTTCTAAAACTTCAATTGCAGCAGCAGCAGGTATTGCCTTTTTACCTGCAGCAGTCAATATTTCTTTTATTGACACTCCAAATTTTTCTGCAAGCATTTTATCAAGACCAAGTTTGTTTAGCGACATGAAAGCTCTTGGGCTAACAAATCCTTGTCTTTCCATCTTACCAACAGTTTCAACTAATGACTCAAGTGGTATTTCAGTTGCAACAGATATAGCAGCAAGCATTTTTACGCGCTTGGCTGCTTGTTCTGCACCTTGACCCATGTTAATCAACATTTTAGCAGAGCTAAAAACAGACTGTTCATCTATGACTGGTAGATCCAAAGCTATTTTATAAAGCTCATCAACAAACTTTTTAGCTTTAACTGCATTTAAACCTAACATTTCAAATGATATTGCTAGTGCTTCATGACTACTAGCAGCCTTGAGAGCATATCCAGCACCAGCTATTATTCCAGCAGAAACCCATTTCATTTTGCTAGCAAAATCTTTTGATTTTTGAGCAACTTCATCCCATGTTATGCTAAGTGAAGAAACTTCTGCTCTTAATCTTTTAAATTTTTCTCTGAGATTATGTCGCAAATTTTATCGTGAGTGCTGCCTTGAGGTCACTGCCGAAGAACTCATAAGAGATGCTGTTTCTATGGTAGCAGTCTTGGAAGGTGGA